GTTCATTGATATTGATAACTCAAATGTACAATTAGTGATTTTATCATCGCCAAATAATTGCTCGTCGTTAATTTCAATCCAACCAGATGGATTTATAGATCGTTCGTGAAAGAATCGTAAAAGCGGGGGTATATGTCCTTCATATAACGGTATTTTGTCATTTTTATATTTGATACCACCTGGTTTTAATGTTCGATTTTCTCCATTATTGTACCACAAGTATTTTAGCGCGTTCAGTTCTCGATTGCTTCTAGTGAATAATTGAACAAACTTGTATTGTTTTCCACCATCGAATCCATAGAGTTTTTTGTATTGTACTATTTCCGCTTTAAGAATGTATGCATTTTTAGAGGTTAATTGTTTGTCTAAAAAGTCAATAAATAGGCGAAATTTCGCTTTGTTCCAATTGAACGGAACTTGTGCGAAAATATATGGACGATAATCGTTTACAAATATTGAATAGGTATTACGTTCTTGATCAATACCAAATAGTTGTACCCTGAAGTGGTGCGATTTATCTTGATAACTTTCTGGTCGTTGTCGAGGATCTGGACAGTAGAAGCAATGTTTTCTATTTTTTTCGTATTCATCTACCACATCTCTATCATCACATACTTCATCACTAACCTTGAAATCAATTAATTTGCATTTCATTCTCTGTATATACTATATTTTTGCTTTTAATATAAATTCAATTTTCATTAGATGTTTCTAAATAATGAAATAATAATTCTACACATATAATATATTATTATACAAATGCCTTACGATGAAAAAATAATTAAGTGGGCAGATGAACAATTGGAAGTGCTTCTAGAAAAAGTAAGTAGTGAATGTATTTTGTGCGATTTGATAAAAGACGACAAAAATGAACTTATAAATTATATTTATCAAGGGGAAAAAGACGAGAACCTAAAGACAAACTTTAGAGAATATAGAAAGCAATTTAGAAAGGAAAATCCCGAATCGAAACTTTCACCAAGCCAAATAAATACACGACTTGGACAAATATCGAATTTAAATGTAATATATAGAAGCGTATATGTAAGCAATGATTCGTCAGAACAAGAAAAGCAGAGTGCAAAAACTAATATAATACTACTACAAAGATTGAAAAATCTTTATTATGCAAATGTACAAAATGGTTATATATCGAATTTGAATATGAATGCGCGGCTAAGTAGCGATTATCTTGAAATAATTTTGTTTGCTTTTGTTCCTGCATCATTTATTACAGGCTATTTTGGAATGAATTTCGTTTCTATGGGAAACCCTGGTGCTAAGACTAATCAAAATGGTCTTTTGGCAAGTAAGTATGGTCATTGGTATGCAATATTTATAATATTTGCGTTAATTATGTTTTCTTATGTGATAGTGACGAACAGTTTTTTCAGCAAAGATATTAAACTTTCGAATAGTATTAAAAGATTGCACGATATGTACAACTTGCCTCAAATGGACGATAACTTTTAGAAGGAATGACTTCGGTTTTCCCTTAGCCTCCCTTTAATCAGCATAATAACAAAAAAAGGAGTTTAAAATCAATAATTGAAATACTATTAACTATGGATAATATGATTTATTGTAATAATTGTGGTCGTATCGGACATCAATATCATCAATGTAAGCTTCCCATAACTAGTTATGGTGTGATAGCATTTAAAATTACAGAAAACAAAGAAGTAAAATATTTGCTGATTAGAAGAAAGGATACGTTAGGTTATGTTGATTTTATTCGGGGAAAGTATACACACAACAATATGCAACATATAATGAATATGTTGCAAGAAATGACTATAGATGAAAAGAAAAGATTGTGTGGGGAAGATTTTAAAGTTCTCTGGAACAATATGTGGGGTGTAAATTCAAAGTCAGGGGGATATCAACGGATAGAAGAAAAATCGTCGGCAGAAAAATTACAACAACTGAAGGATGGTGTTTCTGTATTGAATAGAAATACAAATAATTACACAATGATAACACTCAATGATTTAATCAAGATTACAAATACAGAATGGTTGGAACCGGAATGGGGGTTTCCAAAAGGGAGACGTAATCATTTAGAATTGGATATTGAATGTGCATTGCGGGAATGGGAAGAGGAGACTGGGTATAAAAGGTCGTCTATAGATTTAATACAAAATTTATCCCCATTTGAAGAAACATTCACTGGTTCTAATTACAAGTCGTACAAACACAAATATTATATTGCTTTATTTTTAGGCGAAGACGAAGCAACAAATAATAAAATGGAAGAAAATTACGACAAAACAGAGGTTGGTAAATTAGAGTGGAAAACATACAAGGAATCAAAAGAAATTATAAGACCATACAACATAGAAAAACTTCGAATATTAGAGACAGTTCAGCAAATAGTGACGAAGCATATTTTGTAGGATCTTCTATAATAATAACTGTATATGATATATATATATATATATATGAAGTTGGGATTTATAATATGTGTTAGTACAGCCTTTTTTATAATGAATACATACAATGATGGGAAGTATATTGAATTAATAAAAAGTTGGAAGAAATATTATATAATGGCAGGATACTTATTTATGGGATTATCAGTTCTTTATTATATAAAAAAGAATCCTGAAGATGGGATGGGATTGATAAGTTCTGGTTCTGGATTATTACAAAGTATACCTTTAGATAAGCAATCCAAGGACATAATTACACCATTTTTAACAACGACAATGCCTAAACCCCAACCAATGTATGTACACGATAACGAAAATGTACAACCTATGAAGACAACGAAAAGAAGTGTTAGTGAGTCGCGAAAAAAATTTGTTGCTGCTCAACAAAATTGGACATGTGCTGGATGTGGTTGCCAGTTACCTGCGTGGTACGAAGTGGATCATAAACAGAGATTGGAATATGGTGGTACGAATGATATAGACAATTTAGAAGCTCTTTGTCGAGATTGTCATGGTAAAAAAACCATGATAGAAAACTTGTAATGAAAAAATAAAAAACTAGTTTAGATACATTTTTATCAATAAATAATAATGTATTGATGGGTAATGTGCAATCACTTGCCAAAGTCAGTTATGAATGTGCAAAAGAAATAGCATTGAACAACGGAAAGGGTATATTGGTATGTACACTAAAAGAAGACAAAGAAAGGTTTGGCATTTTAAGAACGATACCAATAGATAAAGAAGAAGACTATATTAATCGTATGATTCAAAAGCGTCAATATGATATTGTTATAGTGTTGTATGGAGAAAACATGTATGATCCAACAGTAATTACAAAATATAATCAGTTAAAAAATATAGGATTTGTTAATTGTTATATATATTTCGGTGGCTTGTTTGAATGGTATTTATTACAGGACGTATATGGGAGCGAAATGTTTCCTACTAAGAATAGCCCTATAAATGGATGTCTACATTTTAAACCAAATGACAATGCTATGATTATGTATTAAAAATAACATGTATTAAATATATGGTAATATGAGTAATTTGAACGAAACAACGAATGATGCGACTACACTAGAAGAAAATACGAGTAATGGACAAGATGAAATACCAATTTCACGCGCGGTTGAGGTAGTGAATATTAATGTTGATGAGGAGCTTAACTACGCGATTCCTTGTAACAATGAAATACTAATAATAGACAAATCACTTTTAATAACCATCAATAAATTGACTATTTTATTATCAATATTGAATTTACCATACATATTTACGAACTTTGCATTTTACTTACTTCGTGTGATGTTTATAATGATATGTCGACATTATAGCGTTAATAAAAACACCATATGTGCAACTAATATATATATAGGAGGGGTGTTAGTAGATATATTTTTTATAAAACCACTGGTTATAGGATTGTGGATAATTGATAAAAATGTTATAATGCTTATTTTCGAATGTTTTCAATTGCCATTCGAGGTAATGTTGTTTACCAGGTTAGTTTTATTGAGAAAAAAAATCAAAAGATATAGCCTAATTCCGATGGCAAGACATTCAAATAGTGAACTGGCAGTTGCTACTTATGCTGATGATATAAGATAAATAGGATAACCTTATAATTGTGTGTCTATGTGTTCAAATATTTGAATAATATATTTGAATTTATCGTGCAATAGTTCAATAAGATCTTGTTCGCTTTCATCGTCAATATATACAATTCTCACCAATGAAAACGAGTTGTGAGGATGGTCTTTTAGAAAGCTTACAAATGAAAGAGTTGGTGTTTCTGATTCAACACAATCTGAAAATAAGACGTGTTCAATTATTTTTCCAATAGTGTAAGACTCATTTTCTAAAATGATATCATAACAATTTTTGAAAAAGGTATCATTTTTGGTGATCCTCATAGAAATATTGTATGGGTTGGTGTGTGTGGGATCAATAAGCACTTTGAATTTGTTGACAAGAATCGCAATAGCCTTGTGCAGTAAATGATTACAATCATAGACGCATATAGAATTGAGCTTGAAGTCAAAAGAGTTTGGAATAACGTGACGTTTCGCGTTTAATGCAAACCAGTCCCTTTCTGCGAGTTCAAATTCAACATCGCTGAGACTTTCTTTTTTAAGTGTTTTTTTATAATTTTCGAAATGCATGTCTAGTTCTTCTTTTGCGACCTGTGTGTTTGAAAAAGCCACCATGGAGGTAACATTGTACATAGAGTTCTGATTTGCCATCCCGACTGAGAGTTTACATTCTAGATCAATTTCTTCACCGACTATGGATTTGTTATTATTTGGATGGTTGTAGCCAGGAAGAAGGCGTACAAAATCGATATGTTGTTTAGAGATACGGTTTGCAGGGAAGATGGAATCTCTCAAAGAATCGGGCAAAAGTTGTTTGGTGGATTGATCGTATATTTTGAATTGTTTGGTTGTTAGATATTGAGTTTCGGTTGTTGTGTTAACATGGTTTACTTTAAGGACTAGATTTTTAATTGGGGTTTCATCAATATCGATAAAAATAGGAATACAACTGAGTCTCTGTTTCAAAATTTCATTATTGAATCGAGTAGTATTTTTATGGATTACACAATCACTCTCATCGTATGGGAAGGTTTTGAAAACTGCAATAGGAATATCTGAAATGATAGTTCTACGTATAGCATTGATAAATGATACGTTTAACCCACTAATAGTAAAGGTAATCAAATCACCATCTTCTTTTTTATTTGATACAACTGAATTCATAGTTTGTTATATTATCAAAATATATATATTTAATTCAATTTTTAGTATAAAAATAAAGGAGGTTCTCTTATTATATGCCTAATATTCTCTACTATAGTACTAATTGCGAACATTGTAGAAAATTGTTAACTATTCTTTCAAAAAATAAATATGAAAATACAATGTTTTTTTCGGTAGATAATCGTGAAACTGTGAATGAGAAGACGTACTTAATACTTTCTGATGGGTCTCGAGTATTATTACCGGTTCATATTACACAAGTTCCTTCACTATTGATTATTGACGATAAAACAAATAAAAACAACTTGATGACAGGTAAAGAGATATTAAGTTTTTTTGAAGAAAAAACAGAAAAGAAAGATGAAGAACCAATTTCATATGAATTAAAGGGACAAGCATGTGAAATAGCATCGGATACATTTAGTTTTTTGGATATGCATTCAGATGAGTTAATGGCTTGTGGAAATGGAGGATTGAAACAGATGCACAATTATACTGCTTTAGATGAAATTCACAAAATAATAACTCCACCAGATGATTATACTCCAAATACTATAGGCAACGAACCCAAAACGATTGAACGACTATTAGAGGAACGTGAACAACAATTAAAAACGTAAACTTACTTAAAATTTTTTATATAATTAAACTAAACACAATAAAATGACAGACATAAAAAAAATATGTCTAACCAATTTTATAAATCAGCTTAATGGATTTCTGAATGATCTCTTGATAATTTTACCGGGAAACGAGGGTATAATATCAGCGAAAAAGTATGTTGATACGCTTTCTAAAATAAATCCCAAACTATTATTATAATTATGGTATGAATCTGTTACTGAGAAATATAATAGACAAATTAATGAAGGTGACCTAGATTTTGCTTTAAACAAAGATTATAGTGAAGAAGTGATTGGAAAAAGCGAAAATAGTGTTGAAAGTTCTTCATCTATTTTGTTAATAATTGATAATCTTAAGACTGCTACAAAAAAATTAGACGAGGATCAAAAGAAAACAATAATAAAATATTTACAAAATATTACTCAACTTACCCAGCTTTACTATCAATAAACAATATAAAAAAGAATCAGGAATATGGTGTATTAATGAATATAGTGAAATTTAACAAAATAGCATTAGATTTTGTGAATGATATTGATTTGGTTTTTCCTGAGTATAAAGTATTTGAAAATGATATTTATAGAAGATTGAGGGATTCTGAATTGGAAAATACAGACGGTGAAATATATACATATTGTAAGAAACTATACCCAAAACATTTCTTTGATATATTGTATAAAAACGACAATTTATTTGATGACAATATATATTTGATTCCAGAAATCAACTTTAAAAATGTATGGGAAAGCGATACTTCTAAAGAAACTAAGAGCAAAATATGGCAATATTTGCAGTTGTTATTGATGTGTATAACTGAACAAATGGACAATTCTAGTGATTTCGGAGATGCTACGCAATTATTTGATTTGTTAGATGAAAATGAGTTTAAAAAAAAACTAGCAGAGACCTTCGAAGAGTTAAGCGAAACATTTACAAAAGATTTGTCAGGAGTACAATTTGACAAAGATGTGAAGGATGTGTCTTCTAACAATAATTTTGATAACTTTAACCCTGAGTCAATACATGAGCATTTATCTAGTTTAATGAATGGTAAAATAGGTTGCTTAGCAAAAGAAATCGCGGGTGATACATTAAATGATTTAGACATTGATCCAAGTAATGGAAACACACAAGAAGTATTTGAGTCATTAATAAAAGATCCAACAAAGTTGATGAGTTTGATGAAGAAAATAGGTGATAAAATAGAAAACAAAATTAAGAAAGGCGAAATCAACCAAGAAGAACTGATGTCGGAAGCGTCCGAGTTGTTTAAAAATATGAAAGATATGCCAGGATTTGAAGAAATGTTCAATAAAATGGCAAAGAGTCAGATGGGACGTAAAGGAGGTAAAGTTCCATCTATGAGTTCAATGGAGTCTATTTTAGAAAGGAATACAAAAGCATCTAAACAACGCAAACAAATGTTACAAAGATTGCAAGAAAAGCATTCTCAATTGGAGACTAATAATCCTTCAGTTAATGAGATTGAATGTGAAAAGATAGAAATGACAAAAAAACATACAGATGAAGAGATAATGAATAGTTTTTTGGAAGGAGGTATAGGCG